GCGTAAGCGGTCCGAACGTCAACTAATACTACGCGAGGGTTGGTAAACCTCAAATAGAACGTATTAGAGTCGATGCATTATTTCGAACATACACTGAGAAACTTGCGATCAATAGTAAAAATTATAAACCTTAGGAAGACACGAATGTCTTACAAAAGGTTTAATGCATAAAACCTATTAATCTACAAGATTAAAGTGTAAGACATATTGTCTCATTCAGGAAATAATTGATGTATTCAATTATACCCCCACTCGACCGCCGAGTGGTATCCTAACTCTAAAAAGAGTTTCTTACGACTAGTTTGTTTCATAGTAGAAAGTTCTGACATTTAAAGTCTGCCACGACTAATGAGAGAATCTGACCCCTAGATTTTCTTATGTTACAGCCACTGGATCAGCGTAATTATAGATAATTGGAGCTCCAGTAAATAATCCTAATTGGAAATCTTCTGCAGCACTTACATATTTATCAATACGATAAGCATTGGAAGCTGTAGAGCCAGGAACGTCACATGAAATTTCATGTGCCATTTCTGTCTGGTCGTACAAATTAATCTTACGCCCTGGTAGAAACCTTTGCCCATTCGTATAGAACGGGGTTTCATATTCCAAAACGGGATTAATATGAAATGGTGTTAGATGAGTACCACCAAGACCATTGGCCATCAAGCCTAATCTTTGGGAACGTCTATCACCTGTTACTCCTGTCTGCAAATGTTCGTCCACAGTATTTGCAGCTCCAAGAATATTATGACGTGCAACAGCAAGAGCATTACTCCTGTTAGAACCACCAATAGTGGTAAGCATAGCCTTGTGACGTATTCCGCCTCGCCTACATGCGAATGCAGGCGTAAGGTAATTCATCAAAGTCATACTACAGAAATTGTAACCTGCTGTAGCTGGAACAGAGTTCGTTGCCGTATCCTGTCCATTAGTTTCCCATCCTCTATAGAATGGGAAATTATGGATATTATAACCTAATGCACGAGAACTCGCAGTTGTTCCATCAGCTCCTGGAAAATAACAATTGTGAAAATTGTACCTACGTAACAGTTCGCGCAAAGACACGATTCTCTCTCCCTGATAAACAAGATATTGACTATCTTCCTTAATCGTCATACCAGGGGCAAATGAAGTCACCTCCTCAACACACCCTGGTGAATTTGAAGTATCCTCTGCTGAAGCGAGAGCTTCACCGGGAGCAACTTCAGCTTGTTGAGCATGATAAGACATTAATGAAAGATTCTTAGTAGTTGGCACCGCAACAGCGAAATCTTCGCCAGCAGCAACCCACACTTGAATCTTAACATCAGCAGCAGTAGTAGAAGGCGTTGCAAGTTCATTTACAACGTAAACAGAAATAGATCCGTTATCATATTCTCCTCCAACTGTTACTGGATTAACATCATCATAACCCGGATTGGTCGCAATATTGGACGTACCAGCATTGAGACCCCAAGCTCTAATATCTGCCCATTTGACTTCATATTCAAAATCCCTATTCTCAGAAATATCCACAACTGTAGAATACGTCTGATTAAAAGGAATTGCTCCTGCTGGACTAGTAGCTGGATTATATACAATTCTGATACGTCCCCTATGATACTCGGAACAGACAACATTAAACCTAAATTTAATAGTTCCCTGCCAAGCCTCAAAAGGTGCTGAACCAAAAGCTAGTGCAGTAGGGTGAATTTCTGTCACCGGAGCAGAAGTCAAAGTTTGACCATAATTAGGCCAAACAATCATGGATGACAACATTGTGTCAGTAGTAGCCGTCTCTGGCCAATCAAATTGGCGCCAGAACGAC